GGGCTGCGCAAGTACCGCACCTGCTACGTAGAGATTCCGCGCAAGAACGGAAAGTCGAACCTGTCGGCCGTCATCGCCCTGTACCTGCTGCTCGGCACCAAAGAAGCAGGCGCCGAAATCATCAGCGCGGCCGGCGACCGCAACCAGGCGCGTATCGTGTACGACATCGCCGCCCAAATGGTCCGGCAGAACAAAACGCTGGCCAGCCGGTGCCGGGTGCTCAAGAACGAAATCCACTACAAAGGCAGCTTTTACAAATCCATCAGCGCGGAGGCCTCCACCAAACACGGCTTCAACTGCTCGGGCATCATCTTCGACGAGCTGCACACCCAACCCAACCGCGACCTGTGGGACGTGCTCACCACGTCGGTAGGCGCACGGGCTGAGCCGCTCATCATCGCCCTCACCACCGCCGGCCACGACACCGCCTCCATCTGCTACGAAGTGCACGAGTACGCCCTGCGCGTAAAGCGCGGCGAGATTGACGACCCGACATTCCTGCCGGTCCTGTACCACGCCGACCCCGGCGACGACTGGACGCAGCCGGAGACCTGGAAAAAAGCCAACCCCGGCTTCGGCTCCATTTGCCGGGCGGAGTACTTCGAGCAGGAGGTCATGAAGGCCAAGGCCAACCCCAACCACGTAAACACCTTCAAACGGCTGCATTTAAACATCTGGACCGGCAGCTCTACGGCATGGATTACGGACGACGAGTTCATGCGCGGCGGAGCACCGTTGCCCGATGACGACTACTTGGCTACGCTGCCGTGCTGGGGCGGCCTCGACCTCGCCTCCACCCGCGACCTCACCGCCTTCGCCCTGCTCTTTTGGGACGAGGTGGTGCAGGTGCACTACCTCAAGGTGCACCAGTTCGTGAACGAGGAGCGGGCGCACAGCAAGAAGCTGGCGGAAGGCGTGGACTACCTGGCCTTCGAGCGCGACGGCGACCTGACCATCACGCCCGGCAACGTCACCGACTACCGCATCGTGCGCGACCACATCCTCACCGCCTGCGAGAAGTACCAGGTGGCGGGCGTGGCCTTTGACCGCAAGTTCTCCACCTACATCGTGCCGGAGCTTATCGACGCCGGGGTGGAGATGCTGCCGTTTGGGCAGGGCTTCTACGACATGAGCTACCCCACAAAGCAATTCGAGATGAAGCTGGTGGCCGGCGAAATCATCCACGGCGGCAACCGCTGCCTACGCTGGCAGGTGGGCTGCGTCAAGCTCGACCGCGACCCGGCCGACAACATCAAGGTCGGCAAGAACCGCAACAAGCTGGGCCAGCAGGTGGACGGCGTCGTCGCGTCCATCATGGCGCTGGGCATCAGCGACAACGACGACAACCTCATCACAGAAGTGTTTACCCTGTAGTTCCTACCTTCGCCACAATGGCCACACTCCTCGAACGTCTCGGCATCCAAAAGCGGGCCCGCGTGGGCAAGTTCGACAGCCAAACCATAGGCGCCGAGCTGGGCGTCTACGGCATGACGGCGTCAGGCATCACTGTTAGCGAGCAGGGCGCCCTCGCCATCTCGACCGTATACGCCTGCATCTACCGCATCGCGTCCACCGTCAGCTCCCTGTCGCTGAACATCTACCTGCGCGAAGGCAGCCGCGTGACGCTGGCCGAGTCGCATCCGGCCTACGACCTGTGCAAGTACGAGCCCAACAGCTACCAGACGGCTATGGAGTTTTGGGAACGGCTGTACAGCTCGGCCCTTATGTACGGCGTGGGCTATGCGATGATTACGCGCGACAACAGCGGCCGCCCCGTCGCCCTCGACCTGCTCGACTACTACGACGTGGAGCCGAAGCTGGTGGGCAATGAGAAGGTGTACAGCGTTCAGGGCGTGGGCGTGGTCCGTCCGGAGAACATGCTGGAGCTGGCCAACATCATGCGCATGTCGCCGCTGCGCTTGCACCGGGAAAACCTGGGGCTGACAAAGGCCGCGCAGGATTTCGGGGCGGAATACTTCGGCAACGGCGGACAGGCCACCGGCATCCTCAAGCCGAAGAACCCACTGAAGCCGGAGCAGGTGGACACGCTTCGCAAGTCGTGGAAGCACGGCGGCCCTGGCGTCAAGTTCCTTGGCGTGGACATGGACTACCAAAGCATCCAGCTCCAGCCGGAGGAGGCCCAGTTCATCGAAACGCGCAAGTTCCAGGCGGAGGAGATTTGCCGCATCTTCAGCGTTCCGCCCGACCTGGTGCAGGTGCCAGGACAGTCAACCTTCAACAACGTCGAGCAGCAGCACATCCAATTTGCCCGCCATACCATCCAGCCGTGGGCCGTCCGCCTGCAGCAGGAGGTGGACCGCAAGCTCATCGCCAGCTTCGACCGGCCGCAGGTCTACAGCCGCCACGACATGACCGACCTGTACCGTGGCGACATGGCCGCCCGTGCCAACTTCTACACGCAAATGCTGCAGGCCGGGGTGTTGTCTATCAACGAGGCCCGCGCCAAGGAGGACCTGAACCCCGTCGCAGGCGGCGACATCCACACCGTCCAGGTTAACCAAATTGCCCTGTCGGAGTTCGGTGCATATTCGCAAAAAATAGCAAATGAAAACTCAGGAAGCATTTGAGCAGGAGGTCCGCGCCCAGTATGGGGAGGCGGTAGAACTGCGCGTCAGCGAGGTCCGCGCGGCCTCCGATGACACCCTTACCGTAAGCGGCTACGCTGCCATGTTCGACGACATCACCGACCTCGGATACTTCAAGGAGCGCATCGCCCGCGGAGCTTTTGACGCCGTGATGGAGGACGACGTCCGGCTGCTCATCAACCATACCGGCGTCCCGCTGGCACGTACCACGAACGGCACCCTCGACCTCGAGGTGGATGAGACGGGCCTGCGCTATACGGCGCGCCTGGCGGACACCACCGAAGGGCGCGACCTGTACAAACTCATCAAGCGCGGCGACATCTCGCAGTCAAGCTTCGCCTTTACGATTGCAGAGGAGGACTACGACCGCAAGGCCAACCTGCGCACCATCACAAAGATGGGCAGCCTGCTCGACGTCAGCCCGGTCACTTATCCAGCTTACCCCACTACCACGGTGGCCGCACGCATGAAGGCGCAGCAGGAGGAGCGCTCCATCGACCCGGAGGACGAGGAGCTGCTCGACGACATCTTGGAAGCTATTGACGAAATCAAGGTAAAAATCGAAGAGGCCAAAGCCGTCGAGGAGCAGGAGGACGTCATGCCCGCCGCACCCGTAAATTCTGAACGCAGTACATTCGCACAAACTAAACCCCAGACCATGAACTTGAATGAACTTAAGGCGCTCCGCGCCAAGTACTACGAGGAGCACGTCGCCCTCGTGGAGAACCCTGACAAAGAAGGCCGCCAAATCACCGAAGCTGAAGAGCAGCGGGCCGAGTGGTTGGTTGCCGAGGTTGCATCTTTGGACAAGCGCATCAAGCACCGAGCCGACCACGAGAAGATGGTCGCCCGCATGGTGGGTGGTGAGGCAGTGAGCCGCGGCGAAGAGCGTGAAATCGAGAAGCTGAACGGCAAGTTTAGCCTGTCGCGCGCCGTCTTGACTGCAGCCAACGGCCGGTCCTTGGAAGGCATCGAGGCAGAATGGGCACAGGAGGCACAGCGTGAGATGCGGGCCCAGGGCTTGCAGGCTGTCGGCCAGGTGGCCATCCCCATGAAGGCGCTGTACCGCGCAGGTGCTGCCGACGCATTCGAGGCAGGCAGCGGCGATGGCTCCGGATTCGTAGCTACTAACGTCCCTGGCGCTATCGGCTCCCTCATCGCTCCGGCTGTCATCGAGCGTTTGGGCACGACTGTCATCAACGGAGCTACGGGCAACCTGAAGTTCCCACGCGTATCTGTCGCACCGACCGGAACGGCTGAAGGTGAGACCGACGCAAACGCATCGTCCGGCATGGAGATGGACGAGCTGACCCTCAGCCCGCAGCGCGTTTCTGCAAAGACGACCTACTCCAAGCAGCTTCTGCTCCAGGGCGGCGCAGCAGTAGACCTGGTCATCGCGCAGGAGTTGAACGCAGCCATGAACAAGTTCATTGACACGAAGGCCTTCGACACGCTCGACGGCGCTACCATGAACGACCTGAGCACGGCCGGCGTAACGAACACCACGTTCAACGCAGCCCTCGCTGTGGCTATGGAAGCTGCTGTCCTCGCTGACGGAGCCGACCTGTCGAACTGCTACTACGTCATGAGCCCGTACGCTTACCAGCTTGCGAAGAATCTCGCACAGGTTTCGTCGGTTTCTGCCCTGTTCGACCTCAGCACGAACACGTTCAACGGCTACCGCGCTATCGCTACGCCATACCTGGTGGACACGACCGCTGGCTCGGTGGGACAGCTGCTCTTCGGTAACTTCCAGCAGGGCGCTATCCTCGCCTACTTCGGAGGTATCGACCTGCTCGTCGACCCGTACAGCGCAGCAGGCAACGCGCAAATTGTCCTGCACGTCAACCGCTTCTTCGACTTCGACGTTCGCCAGGCGAACGCTCTCGCGAAGTGCAACGACGCTGCAGCGTAATTGACCTGACACTATAGGCGAAGGGCCGGGGCACTCCCCCGGCCTTTCGTACTTTCGGGCCATGGTTACCACCGTCAAGGTCACGGGCACCCCGGTGCTCAACGACATCATCACCGTCGCGGACCTCAAGACCTTCTGCCGCGTCGACAGCGCCGACGAGGATACGCTGATGGACGCGCTGCGACAAACAGCTATATCATGGTGCGAGCAGTACTGCAGCATCCGCCTCGGCGACGTCGCAGCCATAGCCTACGCTGACGCGTGGGCGCCGCTCGGCATTAACGTTGGGCCGGTGCAAAGCATCACCTCAATCACGTACCTGTCCACGGCTAACACGACGCAGACGCTGGGGGCGAGCTACTACTACTCCGACCTGAACAGCCAAATCGCACGCATCCGTTTCGTCAGTCCGCCGGACCTGTACGACGACGCCCTCAACCGGGTGCAGGTCAACTGCGTCATCGGCTACCCTGAGGCGTCCGTGCCAAAGCCTATCCTGCAGGCCATCCGTATCCTGGTGGGACACTTCTACGAAAACCGGCAGCAGGTCGTCACCGGCACCATCGCCACCGCCGTACCCTTTGCGGTGGAGGCCCTGCTATCACCCTACCGCCTGCTGCATCCATGAAGATAGGAACCCTTGACCGCCGCGTAGAGATTCAGAACTATGTGACCACGCGCGACACATGGAACTACCCTGTCGAAACATGGTCGACGCTGGCGGAGGTATGGGCGTCGCGCCGCGACCGGAGCAGCGGCGAAGTAACGGAGGT